AGGCGGAACAGGACACAATCACGTCCGACAAGTTGCGCCCAGAGAAAATAAGCCCTGCCACCGAAAGGTCGCGGGGCTTTCTGCTTTTGGATTGCTGATACCAGCCGGCCCTGACTGCAAGCAGGGTGCCAAACGGCGCGGCACGCTGTAAGCCGCAAGACTCCTCCTGCGGTCGCGCAAGCGATCGTTTTCGCCAGCTCCCACCACGGCTGGCCTTTTCTTTCACGAGGTCCGAATGACAGCACTGATCACGGTCAAGCGCGTCGCCAAGCTGGATGAAGGCGTGTTTGGCGCCATCCTCCACCTGGGTGTTCCGTTTGCCGTGACGCTGGAACATTCCTTCCTCGACAATCAGCCGATCATCCCGGCCGGGCGCTACCTGTGCAAAGCGCGCCGCTACAACCGCGGCGGCTACGAGACGTTCGAGATCACCGGCGTTGATGGCCACAGCCTGCTGCTGTTCCACAAGGCCAATTGGGAATCGGATTTGCAGGGCTGCGTCGGCATTGGCGAAGGCTTTGCGATGCTCGATGGCCGCCTGGCGATTTCACAGAGCGGGCAGGGCTTCGGCGAGTTCATGCAGAAGGTTGGTCACCTTCCCGGCTTTCAGGCCGAGTTCTTGGACTGCTGCTGATGGATCCACTGACTATCGCCTTCAGCCTGGCGCAGTTCGCCCCGGGCATCATCAAGTGGATCACCGGGGATGACAAGTCGGCGGCAGTCGCTGAGAAGGTCGTCGATGTGGCGCGCATCGTGACCGGCAAACAGGATGCGCAGGCCGCTGTTCAAGCGCTCCAGGCAGATCCGGCGCTTGTCCTGCAATTCCAACAGCGCATTGCCGACATCGAGGCTGTGCTGGAGCAGGCCTACCTCAAGGATGTGCAGAGCGCCCGCGAGCGCGATGCGGCGTTCCTGGCCTCCGGAACGCGAAACTATCGCGCCGACATCCTCGCCGGATTGGCGGTGATCGCCGTCATCGTGCTGACGGTGGCCATTTGGCGAGATCCGTCGATCAACGAGTACGTCAAGGGAACATTCACGCTGGTGCTTGGCCGCTTTCTCGGCTACATCGACCAGATCTACAGTTTCGAGTTTGGTTCTACCCGGTCCAACAAGACCAAGGACCAGACCATCAACCAGCTGACCAGGTGACGCAATGGCCTTCGACGTCGCCGCAGAACTGAAAGCCAAGATCGCCCGGGAGAACGACGAGGACCGCCGCACAACCCTGATGCTGTTGCTCGGGGTGTTCGAGGCGAACCTGGCCGGGATCGAAGCATTGGCCAAAAAGATCGACGCTCTGCGCAGCGATGAGCAAGGGCTGCGCGAGGCCGTGCTGAATGGCCACAACCTGCGCCACGACAAACACCACGATTGGATCGAGGAACGTATGGCTAGCGATTGCAAAATCGGTTGCGAGTGGGCGGCCAAGAAGATGTGCGAAGAGGCCAAGGAAGCAGCCGACGCCAAAGAGACCGCCAGACTCGACAAGCGCGCCGCGCGTGATGCGCTGATTCGCCAAGGCGTTGTCGTGCTGCTGACGGTGGCGACAACGATCATCGGTACTGTGTGGGTGATCAAGTAGAGCAATGGGCCGCAGATCAGACATCGATTGGGAAAAGATTGAGCGATTGTTCCGCCTTGGGCAAGACACAGACGTAGAGATTGCTAAGAAGTGTGGAGTTGCAAGATCGACAATGCTGCGCCGGGCCAAGAAAGAAGGCTGGACTAAGGATCTGTCGAAGCAGGTAAAGCTACAGACAAAGGCCCGCGTGAGTGCGGGAATCGTACAGGCTGCTACAGAAAAGCTACAACAATCGGACAACTTCAATCGGACAGCGGTTGAAGTAGAGGCAATCAGCAATGCTTTAATGATTGCGGAGCACGAGAAGGTCGGCACCAAGAGCCGGGAACTGTTTTCAACAATCTTGGACAAGATCAGCGAGCAGGTAGCAAGCACGCCGGCCGTTGAGTCGGTGGCGAAGATGGTTGAGGCGCAAGACCCGATGGCGCTTCCGGCGCTGCGGAAGATTTTGGCGTTGCCCAGCTACGTTGATTCGGCCAAGAAGGCGACCGAAGGAGCGGCCAAGGCTATCGAGGTTGAGCGCAAGGCCCGGAATCTTGACGACGAGCCCAAGGATGATGGAGAGGCTGTTGGCGAGATTCTTCGCAAGATTGTTGGTTAATGGCGAAAGTTTGGGAAATCGAGACGCCAAGGGCGTTTCTTCCTCTGCTTGAAGCATCCAGATACAAAGGCGCTCACGGTGGCCGAGGGAGCGGGAAGTCGCATTTCATGGCTGAGTTGGCACTGGAGGACGCGCTTAGATTCAAGGGTTCGCGGTTCGTCTGCATCCGCGAGGTTCAGAAGTCGCTAAAGGAATCCAGCAAGCGTTTGCTGGAGGACAAGATAGAGACGTACAAGCTGGCAAGGTCCGGATTTAAGATATTCAACGAGGTCATTCAGACTCCTGGAGACGGAATCATCACCTTCCAGGGAATGCAAGACCATACGGCAGAGTCCATCAAGTCGCTTGAGGGCTATAACCGGGCGTGGGTAGAAGAAGCTCAGACGCTTTCCGCGAGGTCGCTTCAGCTTTTGAGGCCGACGATTCGCGCCGAGGGTTCTGAGTTGTGGTTCAGTTGGAATCCACGACGCAAAACCGATCCAGTCGATGCCATGCTGCGCGGCGAGACGCTTCCGACCGGTGCAAGTGTGGTGCGGGCAAATTGGTCAGATAACCCAAGGTTTCCGTCAGTGCTGGAGCAAGAGCGGCTAGATTGCCTGCGCGACGATCCGGACCAGTACCCACATATATGGGAAGGCGAGTACGCCACGGTGTTGAGTGGCGCCTACTACGCGAAGGTGTTGGCGGAAGCGCGCGCGCAAGGCCGGATTTGTCGGGTGCCGTATGACCCGCTGATGACGTTTCAGGTGTTCTGCGACATCGGCGGTACCGGCGTTCGGTCTGATGCGTTTGCAATGTGGGTTGCTCAGTTCATTGGGCGGGAACTCAGGGCGCTGAACTACTACGAAGCCCAAGGGCAGCCGCTCGGGACGCATATCCAGTGGCTTCAGATGAACGGGTACAACCCCGGAAACACGCAGATTTGGCTGCCGCACGACGGCGCGACGCGGGACCGGGTGTTTCCGGTATCGCATGAATCCGTGCTGCAGCAGGTTGGCTACAACGTGATGACTGTGCCGAACCAAGGTCCGGGTGCCGCAATGATTCGTGTCGAAGCTGGGCGGCGTAATTTCCCGGCCATCGTGTTCAACGAGGCCACAACAGCGCCAGGCATTGAGGCGATCGGCTGGTATCACGAGAAGAAGGACGAGGCGCGAAACATGGGGCTTGGTCCCGATCACGACTGGTCGAGCCACGGGTCGGACGCGTTCGGCCTGATGTGCTGCGTTTTTGAGTCAGAGGCGTCGTCGCGCGGGCAGCCGCCACCGAAGGCCGAGAAGGTGCGGGCATACAACTGGCGATTAATGTAACAACAACAGGACACCCATGGGCGATATGCACAACTCGATGATCGAGCAGGGCCAGGAAGGCGGGCGAATCGTGTCTGCATCGGCCCCGCTCAATGCCGTCACCGAAATGGAGCCCGTCGAGTTCGCGAACATCATTTCGGAGATTCAGGAACAGCCGGCATGGCGCACCAACGCCGACGTGGAAGACGACTTTTACGACGGCAATCAACTGGATTCCGAGACGCTGACGGCGATGGCGGATCTTGGGATGGCGCCCTGCATCGAGAACCTGATGGCGCCGACCATCGACGCCGTGCTCGGACTGGAGGCCAAGACGCGCCTCGATTGGAAGATCACCACCAACGCCGACGAGGATTTCGCCGAGGTCGCCGAGGCGATGAACTACCGGATGAAGCAGGCCGAGACCGAGGCCATGGCCGATCGCGCGTGTTCCGATGGATTCGCCGCGCAAGTCAAGGTAGGGCTTGGTTGGGTTGAAGTGGCGAGGGAACATAACCCCTTCCTCTACCCGTACCGCGTCGGTTACGTGCCGCGCAACGAGATATTCTGGGACTTCCGCGGCAAACGGCCCGATACGCTGGATTGGCGCTACCTCGTGCGCAAGCGCTGGCACGACGTCGATGTCATCCAGAAGACGTTTCCCGACAAGGCTGAACTGCTGAACCTGTCATGCGCGGGCTGGTCAGGCATGGACCCGACCATGCTGATCGACGGCGGGCGTAGCACCGGTCTGGCCATGGACTACGGCAGGGAGCGCGGCTGGACGCACGAAGAGCAGGAGTGGCGCGACACCTTTCGCAAACGGCTCTGCCTGTCCGAGGTCTGGTATCGCCGCTGGATCCGCGGCCATGTGCTGAAGACGCCGGACGGCCGCGTGATCGAGTTCGACCGCAAGAACCGGGATCACGTCGAGGCGGTGGCCTACAACCTGGTGGAAGTGAAGTCGGCGCTTTACACCAAGGTCCGGCTGGCATGGTTCTGTGGCCCGCACAAGTTGGCCGACATGCCGACGCCGTACAAGCACGACAAGTTCCCCTATGTGCCGTTCTTCGGCAAGCGGGAAGGCATGACCGGCGTACCGTACGGCCTCGGCCGGGCGATGAAGCCGCTGCAGGAAGAGATCAACGCGCGCAACACCAAGCAGACGTGGCTGTTGGCGGCCAAGCGCGTGACCATGACCGAGGGAATCACCAAGGACTCGCCGGAAATGGTACGGCGCGAAGCAGCGCGGCCCGATGCCATGCACGTCCTGGATCCGCAGAAACTTGCGCAGGGCGGTCTTTTCAAGGTCGAAACAGACTTCCAGCTGAACACCCAGCAGTACAACGCCTTGGTCGACAAGCGGCAGGCGCTGAAGAATGTCGCCGGCGTCTATGCCAGCTTCGAGGGCAATCAGAAGGGCTCAATCTCAGGGGTCGCCGCCAATACGCTGGTCGAGCAGAGCACGCAGACACTGGCCGAGATCTTCGACAACTACCAGTTCGCGCGGCGCCAGGTCGGAGACCTGCTGATGTCGCTGATTATCGAGGACATCGGCGACAAGCCCACCGAAGTCAAGATCGACAACGAGATCAACGGCGCCAAGACCGTGAAGCTCAACGTACCCGACGAGCGCGGCATGCTCACCAACGACGTGCAGCGCGCACGGCTCAAGGTGGCGCTGTCCGATGTGCCTGGCACCGCCAGCTACCGCCAGCAGCGCCTGTCGGCCCTGACCGAGATCACCAAGAGCCTGCCGCCGCAGTTCCAGGGTCTGGTTCTAGACTTCGTGATGGCGGCTACCGACCTGCCAGAGCGCGGCGAGATCGTGAAGCGGTTGCGCAAGGCGCTGAACCTGGGCGATCAGGAAGCCCCAAAGACGCCGGAAGAAGCCCAAGCGATGCAGGCAGCGCAGGCAGAGCAGGCTCAGGCCGCAGCGCTCCAGCAGCGCGCCATTGAACTCGACCTTGCCGGGAAAGAGGCTGATAACGCCAAGAAAAATGCCGACGCCCA